GGAATGGCCGGTGGTGGACAGCAGCAGATAGTTAATCGTTTAAGACAAATGGATCATGAAGAATTAGTAATGCTGGCCCTTCAATTGATTATGAGATTACAGGAAATCGAAATGCAAATGCAAGGACAGGCGGGTGGAGGACAGCCTCCAATGGGGTGATAAATAATGCTGATAAAAACAGATACAACTTTGCAGCAAGAAGCTAAAGAACTATTTACAGAACAGATGACAATATTCCAATACTATGACAGTTACCGGAAGCAATATGATGAAATAGCCCTGGATTGTTATAAAAAACTTATTGGATATAAGGAAGAATCGGAGGCAGACAGGCTTGCCCGTGAAAGAGGAGAGGTTACCCGGGCGAATCTCCATATACCGAGGACTTATCAGATAATTGATACGATTAGGTCTAGGATAGTACTGACCTTCTTTGGCCATTACCCGTATGTGGAATTCGTTCCCCAGCCTACTCATCTGGATAGGTTTTCCCTACAACTGGCTGAGGACAAGGCTAAGGTTGCCTCTGCTCTGGTAAACGAACAGCTAAAGAAGAACAATATCGCAACCAGGTTTTATGACTTTGTTACTTCCCTGCTTACATTCCCGGCCGGCTATCTGGGTGTAGGCTGGCGGTATGAACAGGCATATGTGAAGAAAAAGGTACCTGCTCCGGAGATTGTCCAGACAGCCTTCGGGCCTTATTATACCGGCAAGACTGTTTACCAGGTAGTGGAAAACCTGGAAACTATCTGGGATGATAATGAAATTGTGAATATAGACTATTTTGATTTCTGGCCGGACCCAAAGGCCACAGATTTAGATGACTGTCGTGGAGTATTCCAGAGAGAGTTTGTCACCTTTGATGAACTCATGCAGATGTTGGAGTTTTACAGGTATCTGAATGAAGGGAATATCTACATCCAAGACCCCTGAGGAATTATGGGAAATTCAGGGTACAAGCCTGGAGAGAGGCAGGGACTGGAGGTTATCTGAAACTGGTATTTCTTCCGGTGTTGACGTGTTTATCAATGCAACCGATATGCGGTTAAAGAGAAATGCGGAGTTTGAATTACTCCACTATTGGGAGAATGACCGGCATACGATAACTGTCAACCGGCAGAAGGTTATTTATGACGGCCCCTCCCCGTACTGGAGGCACAGAAAACTGCCTTTCATAGCTGCAACTTATGAGAGGCTGCCGAATCAGTTTTTTGGCATGAGTGCAGTACAGATAATCTCAGATCTGCAGGAAGAAGAAAATACTATTCATAACCAGAGGACAGATAATGTCAACTTTATTCTCAATAAGATGTGGAAGGTAAGACGGGGAGCCGATATAGATGAATCAGAGCTTGTTTCCAGGCCGTTTGGAGTAATTCATGTTGATCATCCTGATGATGTCAGTGAAATACCGGTTGCAGACGTTGCTGCTTCCAGCTTCCACCAGCAGAACATTATCTCCACCATAATGGAAAATACACTGGCTACACCGCCAGTAATACAAGGTGCCGAGAGCGGAAGCAGAAAGACGCTACTGAAACATTGAAGATGACCGGCAATGCTGGAATGAGGTTTGATGTTAAGATAGTTCTGTTTAGGGAACTTGGCTTGAATAGGTTGTGTATGTTGATGGATATGAATAATCAACAGTTTATAGATGATAGAAGGCTGGTAAGGCTTAATCTGGTTGATACGGTTAAATGGCGGTCAATTGATCCTGGAGATCTTATAGGTGAATATGATTACCGGCCGGCAAGCCCGTTGCTTGACCCGGCGGTGAATAAGGAAGTCAGAAGGGAACAGTTGTCCCATATGTTGCAGGTACTGATACAGATGGGTGTACCGTTTGTTGATTACCATAGATTACTTGAAGAATGGCTGAGGTCGTTTGATATAGACAATACAGAGAAATTCCTTATACCAAGAGAACAGTGGATGCAGATGCAGATGTATCAGCAGATGTTAGCTCAGCAGGCTGCCGAGCAGAATCAGCCTTCTGAGGTTGAACAGGCTGAAAATGCCATGATAGGCAGGGCACAGGGCAGAAGGCCTCAGCAGGAAAGGCCTATATCAGAAAGGGCCTCCGGGGTGGTGAGGTAATATAGACAAGCAAAGGTTAGAGAGGAATAAGGCGTTCAGGGTTGCCTCAATGGCAAATACAGATGGTTGGAGAGATGTAGAAGAGTTTATTAAGAATAATATTAAACACCTGGAAACCAGGTTATTCACAGAAGATCTGGAAAAGCCTGAGTTTGATAAAATTCAGGCGAAAAGAGAGGCTTATAAAAGTGTGTTGGATTTTGTTCATAGGCGGGTAGAATCAGTACCGTTAGAATATTAAAGGAGGTAAAACATGGGTATTTTTGGAGATGACCAGTTGGGCCAGGTAACACCTGACAACCCACTGGGTCTTGAGCAGGCCCCGGTTGAGAATATGGAAATGCCGGGACAACCTGCGGAGGTTGGTGTCGGTTTAGGGGAAGAAAATGCTGGTGTTGGCGAAGGCTCAGGAAATCGTTGAAACTCAACAGGAAGAAGTTATCGAAAGTGTTGATATTAGTGACGATTTTGAGCGAAAAGCTGCTTATATAAGACAGAAGTTTAAGGGTGGTCCAGAGGAACTTGAAAAAAGTATTAATGAACTGAGGAAAAAACTTGGCAGAGAGAATGAGGAAGTCAATTTTGAAACAGCCGAAGATGTTATTAACTATTATATCGAGTTGGAAAGGGAATTAGGAAGGACTTCTAACATAGATCAGACCAGGCAGGAGAATCAGCGTTTACAGCAAGAGGTTGAACAGCTAAGGAATACCATTAACCAGTTATTGCTGTATCGTGGTAATGCCAATTGGCCTATGCGTGACCCTGTTACTGGCAGATTTGTTTCACCTGCTCAATATCAGCAGCAAATGCAGCCACAAATGCCACAGCAAATGCCACAGCAGCAGGAAGTACAGGAAGAAGAATTAAAGTTTGATGACCTTTTTAAAGACATAAATACTGAAACCTTTTTACGTGAGTTTTATGAAAAAGGGCCACAGGCAGAGTCTTTCCAGAAACTCCTTATCAATGCTGCTGAAAGAATTGCAGATCATAAACTGAATCAGTTTGTCAAAAAGCAACAGGAAGAACAGCAGCAAAAGATGCTTGAAAGACAGCAGAAAGAAATGCAGGCCCGGTATCAATATACACTGCTTAAAAATCAAGCAGACAATATCAAGATGAAATATGGAGAACAGGAAATCGAGAAATACAAGGATAGCATGACCCGCTTCCTTGAAAAATATCCGTACTACCTGGATCCAGTGCTATATCCTAATGGCCTTGAAGTTGCTTTCCTGGAAGCAAGGAGAGAGGCTATGGGCTATCAGGCACAGCAATATATCCAACAGGAACAGCAGCAGTATAACACTGCTCAGAAGTTTGCTGCTAGGATTCCTAGATCTACAACTCCACAGAGAATTAGTAGAGAACCTACTCCCGAAGAAAGGGAGAAGATGATGCTATTTAGCACCCCTGAAAAGAAGGGGATATGGGGCTAATCACAGGGTAAATATTCTGTCCCTGTGGTTGCCAGAAAAAACATTAAGAGAGGTGAAAAAACATGCCTGATCCAATTTATTATGCAGGTCGTTATATATGGCCAGGTACTGATGGATCTCCAGTAACTACCTACCATATTGATACTGACCGCAGGGACATTGACATCAGCAGCGAAATAGCTATGCTGGTGCCGGAGGCAACTCCGTTTATGACTATCCTTATGAGAGCCCGGAAGTTACCGGTAAATTCCACAGAGTTTATCTGGTATGATGACGGTGCTCCGAACTGGTATACCCAGATCGATAATGATTCCGGTTATTCTGCCGCTGCTACTACAATGAAGGTCAAGGATGCATCCTTTTTAAGGCCAAAAGACCTTCTGAAGAATACCCGTACCGGTGAAATGCTCTATGTCCTGGAAGTGGACAAGGAAACTAACGATATTACCGTAAGACGTGGTGCTGGTTATGATAGCAATACAGGCACCGGTACACCGGCAGAAGAGATGCAAGATGATGATTTTCTCATGCGTGTCGGTAATGCCATGGAAGAAATGTCCAGTGCTCCTGAGAGCTATGCCACACAGCCGGAAAAATACTTCAACTATGTGCAGACTATAAGGACACCTTTTGAGGGTTCCTTTGACAGTGAAAATGAACGGAAAACTGCCGGTGGAAACGAAAGATTGAGACTACGCAGGCAAAAACTTATCGAACACCGTATCGACCTGGAGAAAATTGCTATCTGGGGAGAACGGAAAGAGGATGTGGCCAATCGTACCAAATTTACCGGTGGTATTCTCCAGTTCATTAAGTCAAATGTCTATGATGTTAAGTCTGCCAATGGTGGAGAGCTTAACGAGGCTATTTTTGAGGACATCTGTGAGATGGCCTTCAAATATAACAGCCGTGATGGTGCTCCTAAGCTGTTGATTACTTCCCGTAAGGTAGGAAGTATTATCAACCAGTGGGCTGCCGGAAGAATTGAAACTACTTCCGGAGAGGAAACCTATGGTTTGAGGCTAAAGAGATATATTTCCTTCCATGGTGACCTGATTATCATTCCTTCCAGGTTGTTTGAGCATGATTATGAAGGTGTGGGCCTTATCCTGGATATGGAGAATATCTATTATAGGCCTTTTGCTGGCCAGGATTCCACACTGAGGACAAATATTCAGCTTCCTGATGTAGATGGCTGGAAGGATGAATATGTAACTAAATTTGGTATGATGGTCAGGAACGAGGCCACCCATACCATCATAACTGGAATAGAAAAATAAGAGAAGGGGAGGGGCTTCCCTCCCCTTAATTAAAATAGGAGGGATAATATGTCTAAAGTTACAAGAGATTCCAAGGGTAGGTTTGTAAGCATAAGGCCTGATAAAGACTTAGCTATTTTTGCCAGTGTTGGGCCAGGAACATGTAATGCAAAAAACTTGAGAATTGTAATGAAAGGATGGGAGTTAGGCGGAAGCCAGAAGGGCAGGGTTATCGAGTTTGTAGATGGTAAATACAGTACCCGTGACCCGGAAGTATATAACTTCCTGAAATGGAAAGAGGCTAATCCTATCCCGTTCTGCAAGATCAAGTGTATTCAGGAGCCTGTTTTTGAAGAAGAAGTTGAGGAAGAAACTGAGAAAGAAACAAAAAGATGAAGGCAATAAAGGAAACAAAGAGTAGGTGGTATTATGAATCTCTCCTGGAAAGGCAAAGGCGATAAAAACCTGGAATTCCCCGAACACTACTGGAAATATTTAATAAATACCTTTGAACAGTTTTCAGCCGGAGAGCA